CCACTACCAACATTAACACGAATTCTACGGTCATTATCATCTCCTTCACAGATTATAGCACCCAACCGGTTTTCGTTCCTACCAGTTCCTTGCTCAAATCCCACAATAGTCAAATCTACTGAGATTGTGGGTTTCCACTTCATCCACGAGTCTGAACGTTTGCACTCATAAGGTGCGTCCAAACTCTTGATCATGATGCCTTCAAAGCCACCTTCAACGGCAGCTTCAGCATAGCGTTGCATGATATCATGCCCTTCGGCTGTGTCCAGATCCACATCTAGTCCAGGCATGATTCGCAGGCATGCAGTTTCTTCCAGGCCAGGTCGGGCTGACTCTAGCCATTCTAATCGTTTGTGTTGCTGTGCATTCCAGTGACCTTCTTGAAAGGCTTCAAGTGGGATGATATCAAAAATGTGATATACCATGCCTGTGGTTTCGGCGTTTGATTTGCGATGTGCTTGGCGCATGAGTTGCTGGAAATTTTCACCCACAATCTCACCATCCAACACATAATGCCCACCTGTGCCACGCCCATATTGAAAGTGCTTGCGAACATCTTCAATGGCATCGGCAATCTGCGGAAAGTTCTCAAACTCTTTGCCATTGCGACTGTACAGTGTGACATTGTCACCACTGACCACTGCCAACACACGCACCCCATCCAACTTGCACTCCAGGCGTTTGATACCTTTCATTTTCTTGGGATGATCTGTGGAGTCTTGTGCCAACTGGCATGAGAATATGGGAATTTTATATTCAGTCTTGCCCACAACTTTGTTAATGGTCTTTTCTGAAATGCCGCACCGCAGGTCTTTGATCAACACACGGCGGGCTAGATTGTTCCATTCTTCTGAGTCAAACTGCTGGCTCATTTTTTCAACTGCTTCTCTAGCACGATTGCCTGTGATGTATCTAGTGCGCAGGGCTTCTAGCATGGCCCAGAACTGTGTCCAAGGATTGGCACAACCAGTCAGTCCCTCAGTCTCTGGCACCTGGCGAATGCCAAACACATAGAACGGATTGTAGGCTTGGTAGCAATTGAACAAAAAACACTGCGCATCGGCGCTGCCCAATTTTGCAGCCATTAGGGCTTTTTCAATCACTTTCTCTTTGTGAATGCGACTGTCTGAGCTTTCGAGATCGCGGATCCAACCTGCGGCCATTATGTCGTCAAACCTTGAGTAACTGTAATCGATTTCATTCATATACTTAACGCCTTACCAGGATGAGTTATAAAACACTTTCAAGCCCATGAACATTTCTGTTCTAGCGGCTTTGACAAACGCCAAGTCACTGTCATAGTAGTGTTGATCCGAATTGTCACCAAAGAAGAATCCTGATGTAACAGGCAATTGACGCTTTTTAACATCGCGTTCAAGGGCATCCAAGTCCTCGGCAGTGAGTTCCATTTCTACGCTGTTGAACGAATCATATTTCAACTTCTTTTGTTCGGCTAATGTTTCCATCCAGCCATGCAGATTAGGATGCTTGCGCCAGTAGGCAATCTCACGTGGCTTGTTCACCTTTGTGTTTACATAATCCTTGGCGTCGTCGTTCCATTCGGCACCTTCATAATAGTCGCGTTGCTGGCCTTCACGGGTGGCCACATAAGCGTACATATCAAGACCCATTTTTCTCTCCTTGTTGATGACGGTATTCGCGTTTGAGCCAATATTTGTATTTGGCAAAATATTCTGACACTGGATAAGGAGGCATGCGGCCAGTCCACTCTTCTATTTCAAGACAGTGAGCATACCAACGTTGATTTAACCAACGTCGGAATGTCATGCTGCCTCCAACATGTTAGCAGGCACTTTCCACAAGCCTTGGGGCGTGGCTACTGTAACATACTTGATGGCAATCTTGCTCACAGTGCCCGACATGGTCATGCCACGTTTGGTGCTGTGAAACTTCACTGTGTCACCTTTGGCAAATTGGCGGATATTGTGTTTACGCAGGCTGGCCTTGGCAAATTGCACTGCACTGATGATGCTGTCAAGCTCAGTGTTTGAAAACTCACCAAACATGATAGCAGAGTTGACTTGCTGGATCTTGGACATTTGGGTCATTCGGGGCTCCTTTGTTGCTTACTATGCCATAATTATAACAGATTGGGAATTATTGGTCAAGCCAATTCTAATTCTTTGGCAGGAAAACGGATCTGGCCTTCGTAGTCCAGTTGGCTTTGTTCAAACTCAGTAAGGTAGTCATCAGCCTCCACTGACCAGTCAATGATGTGCTCACGGAAGTATTCTGAGTCTGACTCAACTTTGGGGCGAATCAAGTCCACAATCACGCCAGGTGCATAACGCAGAGGATCAAAATCACGGATCACATAGTCAGAACCGCCCTTGGCTTTCCAGTAGCTAGGGCACTCACCTTGGCCGTCCCAATCGTGGGCACCGTAGTTTTCATAAACTTGGGTAGTGATCAGCAGTTTCATTGTGGCTCCTTTGTTGCTTACTATACCATAATTATAGCAAAAACGGCTTTTCTGGTCAACCAAAATAATAACCCTGTAATTACTAGGGGTTTTACTACCGTAAAATTAGTACGATAGTAGTACTCTAGTATTTTGTGTTTAACCTTGGTTCACATGCCCTAATTATAGCGGACACGGCCTTTATTGGTCAACCAGAAAAATGTATACTTTAGTACACAGGAGTCACAGCAGGCACAGGAGTCACTGCTAACCGTGCCGCCGGGGTGGTGTTGACCCCTAATCCTGCCGCATTCAAAACTTGATTGTTTTGTCCTTCGCGCAAGGCACCCACTATGGCTTGGCCACCAATGATGCTGGTATTGGCCACTTGTTCAAGAAAGTAAGCAGGACCACATGAACTGGTTTGAGTACCATAAATGGGCAACTGTTGCACAAAGCTCATTGTGCTGACCTTTTCACCTGACTGAAGATTAGTGTAATCAATGCCAGCGGATGTTTGGTATGTTTTTTCTGTGCTGAGCACATTGGCAATGGCGGACCATGCTGTGTTTAACGTTGCGACATTGGACACGACTTGAGTGTTGGCGTTGTTGTAAATGTTAGTGATGTTGCCGTTAGCTCTGGTTATGTTGGCAACTACCACTGTGGCATTGGCTGCACCAGCTATGGCTAGGTAGGCTGAATTAATGTTGGCAATGTTACTGGCGTCTAGGGTCACAATATTGGCCATGGCCGAAGTGGCAATGGCCAGTTGTGCGGAAATGTTACCGTGATTAATTGCAGTACCAATTACATCACAAGTGGTTATAGTACCATCAGGTCCTGAGCCAGTGGCCATGTTACTGGAAAAATATGATGCTACAGAAGAATCAATGGCTGCGGTCTGAGCCTGGATCAATGGCAATCCAGCCATGGTACTGAGTCCAGCAATTGTAGTAGGCAACCAATAATCAGTGTTATTGATGTTTATACCTGCAGGCACGTCTTGTTGAGCACGATAAAACACAGTGGCTGGACTTAACTGCGCCAATCCATTTACTGCCGGAGCATCGGCTACTAAATTGTCGGCCAGATAAAATGCATTGATATTCCACGGTGTTCGCGGTGCAGCATTAATTGTGGCAGCCAATGCAGGCAATGTAGCATTGGTAATGTTGGTAACTTGTTCAAGTGCCACTTGCACAGCTTTATTGGATACTGCCTGTGCTGGAGGAATCACTTTGCCTAAATCTTCACACCCATTGGGTGATGCTAGATATGCTGATACGTTATCAGCTAGATTCATGTTCACACTGCCGTCTGCTCCGTATACCAAAACTGGGCCCTCAGGTGTGGGAGTTTGTAATGTGGTATAACTATAGGGGAATATCCTGGTTTGATCTAACAAGTCAGTCATGCTGTTAATGTCAGGTGTAGTAACTGCTAGTATACTTAACACCTGTTGCAATTCTGTGCCTGTAACATTGGTCATACCTTGGTAGGCCAGGCGTTGCAATCGAAGATATTCGTTTTCTGAAACTGTATCCGGTCCGGCTAATAATGTTTGTATTTCTTTGGCCAACAAACCAGCAGCCAGCAATGGTGTTTGTACAGGACTAAACACACCACCTACCATGTTGCCTTCTGCAGCCAGTTGCCGTAAAAGACCCGCAGGCGTGCCATACAAGCCAACATCATTCAAGTTGGTTAAATTACCTTGATTGGTTATGTCTATGGCAAAGTTATCAAAATCTGGATTCACATCACTAATACTATTTGTGGTCAATGCATCCATATTAGTAAATGTAGGACCAAGATAGGTTTGTGCATTCACAGCAGAATTAATAAACTGATTGGTTGAGCTGATGTAACCTTGCACAGCCATGAAGCCTTGTGCAAATCGGCCTACATCACTGTTACCCAAGTAGTTGTTTCCAGTTTGCTGGATCAGTCCTGAAAACCCTGCAGGTACAGTGGACACAGGAGTAAGATTGGTAAAGGCAGCAGGAATACTATCGCCTAATGCAGGAATAGTTGTGTTGCCAAGGGTCAACAATGATGACAGGGTTGTTGCGTTAGCAAATGATGCGGCAGTGTAGTTAGCCACTGCTGTGAGAAAATTTGGAATTGGTGAACCAGCATTAAATGATGCAATCGCAGTGGTTAATGCTGTGGGTAGTGGATCAATGCCAGTGTTGTTCAGCAAGGCCGAGGCTGCTGTTATTTGCAATGGAGTTAGAATACCTTGTGCCATTATGCTCCCACCCTAACGTTGTCTGATCCACCAGATCTAGCATGTCCGCATGTGTCGCTGGCACCGGTGTAAACTATAGGAATGCCGCCAGCTCTAACTGAGCCTGACCCGCCAGCTGTAACAGCTGAACAATGAATGGGCGGGGCTCGACGCTGACCGCAGGGTGGATGAGCACTTACAGAGTTGCCATCAACAATCACTGCCCGACCATTCACTCGCACTGAACCAACGCCTCCACTGGCCACGCCCCCTGCGCCGTCTGCATCACCTACTCGTTGTACTGCTGGCATTTTATCCCACTAAGATTCGTTTTTCTGGTACCTTAATACCTGTGGTTGCTTCAATGTATTTCATACGAACTGATTCATCTGTCAATGCAGAGATAGCAACACAATTCATATTTAGCCGGGGATTTTTGTCAGGATCTGCGGTAAACATTGACGGCACAAGTCCCATGCCT